CACCCACCTGGTTTACCACATAGTATCCACTACGTTGGCCACCTGTATCTGGTTTACTGTTTATTGCTTGTACTGGCACTCTGATTATCTCACCAGTAATTTCTAAGAAGTCTACAAGCAATCCTTGTGCTTGCATCTCGTTTATTAAATCGTGTGTACTCTTTCCTGTACTAAATCCTAAATCGTTATAGAGTACGTCCCTCTTTAGGTACTTTGTTAAATCCATTTGCAGCTCTCTGGTCATCTAACTCGGCTTGCACGTTCGCCCAGTTTAGATATTCTCTAACAATAGAAGTAAATACTTTTTTACGATTCTCCCTATCCCATTTATGCAATGGTTTGTCTTCTTCTTCTAATGTTAAATCTAAATATAAATTCTTGGTTTGTGCTATTGAGTATTCAACTCCATCATCATTTAATTGTGCTTTGTTTGGCAGTCTCAAACCTTCACCAATCTTTTTTAAATGATCCATACAGCACGCTCCAAGCCAATGTTCTCCGTCTTGTTTTAAAAACGGGCCTGCTGGACGCTTACAATAAGCGCACAAAGCAGGCCTTCTTTTACCATTAAAATTAAAATGGTGCTTCATCGTCATCAGCTACACTTGATCCCATTGCTTTAAGATCAGCCTCTGATGGACCAGCTTGTATTGGTTTTTCGCTAACAACCTTTGGCTTTGCATCAGTTGACTGCCAAGTCTTACCCCAATCTTCATTAATTTTTAGATATCCGTTCTCATCTTTTACAAGTTCAGCAGATACACTTTTACCCATAAATGCAGTAGATGTATCTTTTGGTGGCTCTTTAACACCCATAGCTTGCGCCATAAGTAAAATAGATTTAACACCACTATCCACATACTTAGGATTGTCATGTCCAACTGTAAAGGTATGGTTAATTCTTATACCAGAATCACCTACCTCAAAATACATCTTGCACCCGCGCCATCCGTTTCTACCTTCCACTAACGCTTCTTCTTCGCCTTGCCAATGCAGAACATGTCTACCTGGCTCTATTTGTCCTCTGCCTTCACCGACAGAATCAACATTAAAATTACTTAGATCCATTATTTACTCCTTTTTTTAAATCCAACATTTATATTCAACGCAATCATCCTCTTCAGACCCACAGTAGTTACAATAACCATCTGTAAACTGTGGATCTTCACCAGGATCATACTCGTTGTACTCTAATAGCAATATCTCATTCATTTATACATCTCCTTAGAAATAGTCACCCAGTCAAAAGGCATCTCTGGTTCTAAACCAAATCTATTCTTAGCTTGAAAGCCAGGTGTTTCTTGTGTAAATATAGTCCTATCACCTTGTTTAAGTTTAGTGGTCATGCCACCTGATTTGCCTTTTACTTGGATAGTACCAATCTTGTAATTAGCAAAGAAAACACAATCGCTATGTTCTATTATCAAGTCAGCTGCTTTTCTGTGAAGTTTAATTTGATGCCTGTCACGAGGTTCTAAACTAGGATCTTCATATCTCCTAACCTCGTTATGTGCAATTTGTAATACAGTAAAGCCTTTATTTCTCAACTGGTTTATTAAACCTAAATACTCTTTAAATATCTCTAACGCAACCATATAGCCTTTTCCATAACTTGGAGAACTAATATCAGGCCATCCGTTTTTTTCACAGACATGCTCATGTATCAATGTTTCTAACCAATCTAAACTATCTATTACAACAGTTTTGTAATTGCTATCATCATTGATCAGTGCCTTAAGATTATCTTCAAACTGAGTATAACTATCAGCAACAGGAAAGTGTGGGCATTTAATTGTGCCGATACCATCTTCCGCTTGCACGATAACTGGTTGTTTCATTTTTGATGCAAAGGTAGTTTTTCCAATACCACCTGGTCCATACAGCACAACAATTGGCGGTTTTAGTTTTGCCACCTGTCTTATATTAGCTAAACTCATTCAGCCACCTCTATAACAGGTTCGCTTTCAATTGACTCTTTAAGCCTTTTTGAATACTCAGCTCTTAATATGTCAAGCTTCTCTACTTCAAAATTAGCGTTAGCAACAAAATCATTCTTTTGTTTCTCAACAACCGCCAATTTATTATAGGATAGCTTTTGCTCATCATTCAGATCATCAAAGCTATACTCTGTACCACCATCTTCAAAGCTGAAGGTTGGATTTGTATTTTCTTCTACCATTCTATTCTCCTTTTTTATTTTGTTTATATGTATCACATATATCTTTAGCATTACACCAACGGCATCCGTCTTTACTATAGTTATATGTGGGTATTTCTTCAAAGCAAGCCTCGGCTGCTGGCTTCAAAACTGTGTCACCCCAATGCAGCAAATTAAGTGCTGATATAGAGTATGTTCTTATTGTTCCTTGTTGATGCCAACCTCTTGGTTGTACGATAGTCATTAAAACTTCGCAATCATCATTTATATATCTTTCTAATGCTCCTAGTGCATATATTCTCATCTGGGGACTATCTGCCTCATGTACCATTCTTCCAGTTTTTAAATCAACTATCTCTATAACATCTTTACCAATCAAGATCGCATCTGCTGTTCCCCAAATATGCTCATGCAGATTGGCCAACGATACCTTCTCTTCAATTAATGGTCTTTTAATGTCTAGCTCTTGTACTCTTTGGTCTATGTAATCTACATATATATTTGCGCAGTCAATCATCTCTTGGTCAACTGTGATGTCAAAGTCTTCTACATGATGTGTAGTACCAAGATAATATTCTTCTATGGTTAAGTTATTTAACCTACCTTTAAGTAGTGTCTCTACCATTTCGTGAATCAGCGTACCAGTAGCAGCGGGTATGCCTACCTTGTATTCTACGTTTGCGCTTGCAAGTAATTGTGGCATACCTGGACATGCCATCCATATCTTTGCAGATGACGGACTTAACTTAGCGTGTGCCATTTACAGAAATATAAGAGTCTTGTTCCATTCTTTTCACATCATCAAGATCGTATTTAATCTTGCCACCAATTTTAAAATAGCTTGGGCCTTGGCCTCTATACCTTCTATTGTCAATTGTTTTCTTGCTGACTCCCCATCTATCTGCTAGTTCGTCAACCTCTATGGTGTTTGATATGTCAAAATTCTTTTCTAATATTTCCATAAATTTCCCTTTTATTAATATTTTTGTTTATAATAAACCAATATTACTAATTTACAAGTGATATATTAATAAAAAAGTGGAGAAATTTTATGAATAAAACTATATATGCACATACAGATATAGGCGATGAGAAGGAATGGGATCAAGCAATAGACAAGCTTGCAACCAATAACCAAGTAGCTGGAACACACTACAAGCAATCTAGAATACAGCCGATAGACTATATATACGCTAATAATTTGTCATATAACCTGGGTAGTTGTCTGAAGTACATAACCAGAAGTAAAGGTGAGAAGAGTGATAGAGTAACTGACTTATTAAAAGCCAAACACTTTATAGATCTTGAGTTACAAATGGTACATGGTGTAGACGCAAAGGGTAATGACATTGGTAAATATTCTGTAGAAGTTTCTCTTGATTAATGAGGTAACTATGAACTTATATGAGTTTGACGATCCAATTCTTAAAGAAAGAAACGGAAGAAAACCAATATATGTAAACAAACATCTTGCTAAAAAGTTTAAGGATTTTTGTGAGAGCGAGCAGAAAGAACCACATAAGGTGGCTGAGTATCTAATATCTTTAGGTATGAACTCTGTTGAGCATTACGAAGATCCTATGGTGTCTGTTGACATCGAAGCTCTTTAAATAGATTTTTGGTATTTTCTAGCGAGTCTATCGCTTGCATATCTTTGTCTTTAATGGTTTTCTGTTTACTGCCATCTGCAAAAACAAAGATAACTTTTTGTGGATCTAAAGCAACCAAAGCATAAACATCTAATGCTTCGTCCTTGTAGTATCTATCTTTGGTGAAAGCGCCACGCCTAAAATCAAACTGCCATGACACTCTATGTGTTTGTATTTTTGATTGTGTTTTAACTTGACACTTGTATAGCGTATGGTCAACATCAAAGATGATGTCTGCCTCCGCGCTGTGTGGAACTATCAATACAGTATCAGCGTATAAAGAAAGTAACGAGGCTACTAAATATTCTCCAGATCGGCCAACTCTTTCTGATTGGCGAGACATGTGGTTATTGGGTTTGCCTTTCTATTATTTTTCTTAAATTTTTAGACAACCTGTTATATTGTATTTTTGCAAATCTAGCTGGATCTTCTGCTTGCGCAAATGGTTTTGTTTCTTTTCTAACTTCTTTTAGTATTTCTCGCATAACCAATTCTTTTGTTGGATTGTCGAAAGATTGATATTTTGGTGATACAACGGCCCTACTAATAACATTTTCTACAACTGGTCCCATGTATTTAGCTAATAATTGATCTGCTTGTGGATTACCAGTATATGGAAGAACATCTCTTCTTTTTAAACCAAGTCTGTCTATTTCTTTTTCAGCAATATTTTTTTGCTGTCTTACTGTTACTCCAGTAAGCTGTCTTGTTATAGGTCCTGGCAAATTTATATTACTTAATGGTAAGCGTACTGTTTCTGGTCTACCAGGGGCAGCTGCTCTTGTTGGGGATTCAAGCTCTGGTAACTGTTCTTGTGCTATAGGTATGCTTCTTTGCAGTTGTTGTGCTATGTCTGGTATTATTTGTCCAGTTGGTTCTGTTGTCCTAAATGTTTGTTGTTGATCAATAAAATCATTAAACATTCTAAAAGGAGTTAAAAACCCACCAAGAACATCTGAACCAAACCTAGCCATCGCTTTGTTTATTTTTTCTTCGCTATCTATACCGCTTATATCATTAATAATATTATCAACTAATGCTAGTCCCGTTCCACCCCTAAACTGCGCACCAGATAGGCCTTGTATGATGTCTTTAGCATCGGGAGGTATTCTTCCTTGCTCAGACCTAACTACAAAATCTGCAACTAATAAATATGGCGTTAATGGAAAATATGGTCTTGCATCAATAGTTGTCCCGTCCGTTCCTTTCAATTCATACCACTTTTCACCGCCAAAACCTTCTCTTTTTGCCTCAATAGCACCCATTAATAAAGCACTACCAAGCATAGATTTACTAAAAACCCCCATGTCACCAGCAGCAACTTTAGATCTTTCTTTTGCGCTTAATAAAGACAAAGGCCCGAGTGGACTATGTTTAAATTGGAATTCCATAGCGTTAGTCATAAATCTTGCAAATGGAAATACCGCCGTAGTTACGAATGGTACGGAGTTAGCAAAATTTACAAAAGCTTTACCAAAATCATTTTCTGGATCTTTTGCATATGTAAAAGACAAAGACTCATCAACAGCTGCAGATACATCGTCTTGTGTAATTTTAGACATGTCATTATTCTTTACAGCTTCTTTTAAATTAACGCCCTTTTTCTTTAAAGTTTTGTCTAAAGTAGCAGCAAACATTCCTCTTCTGTAATAATATTCCTGCATCCTATTTAATGTATTTAAACCATCAGTTATTTTTTGTGCGGTTTTAAATTTTTTAGCTTTTGTTGCATCAGCAACCTCAGAAGCATAATTAGTAAATAGTCTATCTTTTTCTTTTACAAAATATTTTGTTACAAAATCTGTTGCATCTTTTGCAAACCTTTTATCTCTTGTTAAATTCATTAATAAACCAAATGATTGGTTATAATCTACAGGTGTTTCTTCTTTTCCAAACAATCTTTTTATTGGATTGAAGGTTGCATTCAAGGCATTATCCATAACATCAGTTAAAGTATTAACACCAACCCTGCCTATTTGTGCTGTAAAGTTACGCATGGAAGTAGCAATTTGACTTACTAGTAATCCTCTTCTGGTATTATCTAAATCTCTTAAACCTTTTATTGTTGCCGCACCCCAACTATCTTTTGTTGCAACGCCTGATATCTCTTGACCAATTTCATTAAGCCTTTTTTCTGCAACACTAAATCTTGCAAGTTTTTTACCAGCATCAGAAGCATTAATTTTTAAAAATTGCGAAAATTCTAAAAGATCAATTTTGTTTCTTTTTAACACATCAGTAAAAACATCTTTGTATTGTGGCGATGTTTTAGATAATTGTATTGCGTCTAATATTTGATCTGATATTTGCACATTTGGGTCTCTTGGTATGTTAAGTTCATTTAATATATCAACAGCAGTATCTACTGTTTTTTTATTTAACCCTACTGTAAGTTCTGGTTGTATATCTTCAGTAACAATACCAACTTTACCCCTAGCCTCTTCACCAAGCGCTTTTGAAAATGGTTGTATTTCTGGTTGTATTTCTTTTTTTGCTTGTTGGATAGTAGTTTCTGTATCAATAATAGATGGCTTTTCTTTTTCAATTGTTTGTTTTGCAAGATCTTCTGCTTCTACCTGTTGCAATTTATCAGCAACCCTTTTACTACCTAACGCTCCAGTTGCGCCACCTAATGTAGCTCCTGCAAGCGCTCCTATGGTAGCTGCTTTAGCAGATTGTCCAATATCAAATCTTTCTTGTTGTCCTGCTTGTATTCTTGCTGATTGTCTAAAAGCATTATCTGTTGCTGTATATGCTCCAGCTTCTATAGCACCAATCTTTGCGCCTTGTTTTAAACCAGCTTTAGTTGCCTGTTTAACTCCTTCTTTAATACCTTGCTTTAATGCTTGCGCACCTGCTGTTGCTGCACCAAATGTTCCTATGCCAACATATGTTGATGGATCAGATAGTATTCCTGTAGCTGCTCTGCCAAATCCAGCTATGCTTGGAGCTTTTTCATCATACATATCCATTAATGTAACAAAATCTTTTTTTTGTTCATCTGTAGCTGTGTTCAATTGCGCAGCCTCGAGGCCCATTTTTGGTAAATTATAATTAAACCATCCCATATACCTTAAACCATAGTTAGCATATTGCTCATCAGAATCTAATTCTGGAGCATCATCACCTTCATTCAATCTATATACTTTTTTTGATGATTCAATCCATGTAGGATCTTGTTTTAAATCAGATTCGGTTAATTTTGTATCTTTTGGCTTAGCAATTTGTTGCTCTTGTTCTGTTAAAACTTGTTTTTGACTAGAGAATATTTCTAACGCTTCTTCTTGTGTTGGTTGTCTGTTAGCGGTTACTTTTAAAGCTTTACCAGTTTCAGGATCTGTTAATTGATATACAGGCATAACATTTTAGCCTTCTTCTATTTGTGTAATTTTAATAGGTGTTCTCTGTTTTGATTCTCCACCAAAGTCCCCTCCTAAAATTTGTGACAGGATAGATTCTGCATCTTCTTTTCTTATAAAATTATCATATATAAGTTTTTCGTAGGGGGTTAATTCTTCAATATCACCTTTAAGATCTTTAAGTCTCTGTAAAACTGATAACTCTTCTTGTTTTATAGCTTCTGTTGCTTTTACTTTGGCTGGTTGTTTTGCTTTTTGTCTTTCTAATGCTCTCATAGCAATATCTCTTCCTCCAAAAGCATCACTTAACATTAACAACATTTCACCGATACCTTGATTTCTTGCTTGCAGTTTTTGTTTATTATAAATATTTAATTCTTCTGGTGTTACCCGTGTTAATAATTCTTCGGGAGCTTCTTGGAAACCTCCAAACCTAGCAAACATATTACCAGCTTTTGAATATTTTCTTAAAGCTACAGGATCTTGCAAAACCTTTTCTTCTTCTTGTTTTGTTATTGGACTTTCTATGCTTTCTGCTTTAAATGCTTCTTGTATTTGTTCTAGTGGCTGCTCAACAGTAGGCTGTACTATAGGCGCTGGTGTTACAGGCGCTTGTGTCAAAAGACTTTGTTCGGTTGGGGTTGATTTAAGTTGCGGTAAGTTATAACCACCAGCCATGGGAAAAAACACGTTTGTTGGAGTAAAGGGTTTAGGCGCAGTTTGTTCTTGTTCTTGTTGTTCCACAGGTATTGTTCTTCCCTTACCATAGGCCATGTACATTTTTGCTAATTCACTTGCCATCTATGAAACTCCTTCTGTTGTAGGGATTTTTGCTTTAAAAAATCTTTCACCTAAAGGATTGAAAAATCCGCCACTAAATCCTGCACCAAGCAAGCCTGTTGCTCCACTAAGTATTCCACCCAGTCCTGGTGATGATTGTGTTGTTTGTGTCTGACCAACCAAGGGTTGCATACCTTGCACACCCTGTCCTAGCAATCCTAATTGATATGCTGGGTATTGTTGCTCTCTCATAAACTCGCTGAAGTCAAAGTCTCTTTGTGCTTGTCCTAATCCTCTAGATAAACCACCGTAACCACCAAGTAATCCTAGTGCTTGTTGTTGTCCGCCTAATAAACCGCTTAGTAAACCAGCTTGTTGTTGTCTACCTCTAAGTTCTAATTCTGGTGCAAGCATGGCCATCTGTTGCTGTCTTGCGATGTCAGACTCAGCAGCTCTTTGTGCTGACTCAAATCCTGACTGTCGCAAACCTGCAACTGTTCTAGCCTCTTGTTCTTGTAAAGGTCTTAATGCTTCTTGCTCGTATATAGTTCCTCTTGAGCCACCAAACGCACCAGATCGCATTGCTACATCTTGCGCTTGCTGTTGTTGTAAATCTCTACGTCTAGCAAAGTCTTGCTCTGTTAGGTCTATAACTTGTTGTTGGTAAGGTGATTGATATGCACCAATATCTACATCTAACAAAGATTGCACATCTCCCATTTGTGGAGCTTGTTGACCAGCTAATTGTTGTAGCTGTCCAGTGGGATCAAATCCACCAAAGGCACTACCATACAGACCTTGTATACCTGCGCCCATTTGCATCTCTTCTGGAGATAAACCTGCTATTCTATCGCCAGTATATCCCTGAAATGGTATGTCAGCAGCCTCTTGCGCTCTAGCTAAATAGTCTTGATAAGCCTGTTTCTGCCAATCTGGTAGGGTTGCTTCTTGTGTAGTTGTTGTTTTTCCTTTACTCATAAATCTTTTCTAATTAAATGTTCTGTTACAAATCCAAGATGTTTAAGCTTTCTTGTCCATCCTTTTCTGCCACCACCGTAGAGTCTTTTCACTCCACATTTCTTTGCGTACTCTTCTATGTGTGGCAACATCGCCTCTAATTCTTTATAGTCACCACCACAAAAGAGTAAGTTCATTGCGGTGTGCTGTGGAAATACTACAAACTCTGTTACAAATGCTGCATTGTTGCTAGCCCAAAGTAGGAATATTCCTTCTCTTATTTTATCTTCTATGTCATCAATTGTATAGGCATCTTGATGTTTAACCGCTTTTGCTATAAGAGGTTTGGTTCTTATCCATTCCTCTTGCCAGCTTTCATTAATCGCCTTTTGCATACTCTACTAGGCTTACTACTATGTTTAAATTTGTATGGTTAGCCTGTGCTTTTAATATCTCGCCAGCTT